AAATATCTATCTGAGGAGTTAAAATTGCTGGTAGAACAACATGGACGCTGTACTAAATATATCTGCTTTGAAGGTTCATATGAATATAGTAACCCATATGATCAACATCTTGGACGAAGACCAAAAACTGTCACAAGTTATAAGAAACGAGATGATGATAGCACAGATGACGAATATGAAGGTGAGGGATCAGAAAAACCAGAGCAAGAACGTACAAATCGAAACACTCGTAAATATGAAAATGAAGATTCTGGATCACAGCAAAAGAAACGCACAAATCGTACCGTTAGACGGTATGAAGCTGAAGATTCTGGGTCACAGCAAAAGAAACGCACAAATCGTACCGTTAGACGGTATGAAGTTGAAGATTCAGGAACAAAACAAAGCAAACGAGAAAATCGAACAGTACGTACATATGAAGCTACAAAGATGTTTGAACAATTAACCCATGGTATAGACATCTCAGCTAGTGATGACTCTTTTGGTGAAGAAGACTATGTACCTTCTTGCGTTGAAGGAGTCGATGTGATTGACATTACTAAAACACTGGATTTCGATGAAGGAGAGAACGTACAAGTTAAATTTCCGACAGCTAGTGCAGGCACATTTGAGGGTACTGAGGCTCTTCTCAAAGATGCAAAGTATGAAAGTGCAGTAGATCCTAATGCAAATGCGATCTTGAAGCGAATTAGAGATGAACTTAATGTCCAGGTATTCAGTGTGGAGTGTGAAGGTTCAGCTCTGTTTGGAATTGGTGTTGGTCGTTATATTGTGTTCCCATCCCATTTAGTGTTTGGTAAAGATGAGATTGTTCTATTCAAAAGATCCATTGGTGCTGCCGTACTAAGTAAGGAGTGTTATTTAGCTCGTGTTGTCAAATACTGTAAAGATTGGGAATTATGTGGGGCAGTGATTCTGCCTTTGAAAGACCCAGAATACAAGAAAATTGCACCAGAAAATAGACCGACTCAAAATCTGACTTTTCCTTTGAGTGCTTTAAAATACGTACCCAAAGATCATGATATCGGATCAAGATCATTGACAAAGTATTGTTTGCAGTATTTACCAAAACAAGGTTTTATTATACCGGGTATGATTTCATATATTAAGAATTATGAAGGCAAACTATCAGGAATTAATGTAAAATGTGAAATATTTGCAATGCAGACTTTACCTATGATGAATGCACAAACTATCCCTGGAGATTGTGGTGGAGCGGTTGTTATGTTACATCCCAGTGCAACAAGAAAATTGATTGGAATGCATATTGGTTCAGCATCTAACGTGGTAACAATGAAGGATGGATGTTTGGATAGTAGATCAACTGGTTTAATCGCCATTTTGAGTTTAGAACGTTTGCATGTCTTGACAGAAAAATCATATGCATCTGAGGGAGAATTTCAGTCTGGGACTGGGTTTCCCAAAGTTACATGGGCAAAACCCAATAAATATGATAATTTTCACACATTGATATCTGATTCTGATATTGGTGTTCATTTACCAGTTGATAATGATGATTCAATAAAATATTATGGAGATTTGGAGAAAAATCAACCTCCATGTGACGTAAAAGGAAAGACTGATCATTATAAAACTCCATTTTATGGTTGTTTTGAAGAGACAAAGAAACCATCCGCTTTAATTGAAGCACACGTTCCTGATACTTCAAAATTGCTCAATGATAGTCGTGGTAATCCATCTATTTTAGTTACTCAATTATCGGGTTATGCAGGAAAAACTTATGAAATACCCGCTAATATTATGTCCACTATGATTGAACAACTGAAAGAGTATATGATTGAAGTTATGCAAGGTCATGCTATGGGAACATCATCGAATAGCAAAACTGCGATGTGGGAAGCTTTGAACGGACAATACTTCAACGATGATTTCGATAAGTTGAATGAAAAGAGTTCAGCAGGAATACCATGGACCAATCTCGGAGCTACCACTAAAAATAATTTCTTGGAGAGAAAACGAATCTTAAATATGTATCGAACTTCTGGTGAAGATAAATTCGTTGAAGGCTTTTATCTAAAAGATGATAAATTGACTAAATACTTTAAACGAGTGTTTAACAACAAGATTGAGCAAGCAAAGAACCTTAAACGTACTTTTAGTATATGGAAAGCATGTTTGAAAGATGAGCTTCGTAAAGTAGAGAAAGTACATTATGGGACAACAAGAGCTTTTATAGCGCCTCCAATGGAATCTTTCTTGATGGGCAGATTTCTTTTTGGTAGATGGAAAGCAGCTTTCAAATCTAATCAAGAGAAGCTATTTCACGGATTAGGAATTGATATGAAATCATTGGATGTGACGGATTTTATTTCAAAGTTCAAGCAGTATAAATATTTCATGGATGTCGATTATAAAAATTTTGACCAGAAGTTATTAGCACAGTTTATCAAAGCAGTCGCAGTTATTATAATCGAGACTATTCGTCATTTTGAGAAGAATGACGAGTATGCTAACGCACGTTATGTATATTTTGAGGAACTTATATATACTATCATTTGTGCATCAAGAACTTTGTTCATGACTGATCGGGGAAATAAATCTGGTAATGTACTAACTACTGAATTGAATTGCTTAGTCAATTTCTTGTACGGTTGGTATGTATTTATCAAAACAACTGGTGATACTAGTTTACAATCATATCTGAGATATGTCAGAGACAAGAACTTTGGTGATGATAAAGCTATGGGATTGACACAAGAAGCTGTAGACATGGGATTTAACTTCCATGCATATAAGAAAGTCATGGCAGAAATTGGACAAACAGTAACACCAGGAAACAAATCTGATGTTGAATTACCGTATTTTGAAGATATTTGTGAATTGCAGTTTCTTAAACGAAACTTTTATCAGTTATATCCTACTATCTGGATTGCTCCTCTTGATAAAACATCTATCGAGAGTGTATTTAATTACTCATGTTTAACCGAAGAAGAGATTGAAGAGTGGCAAGCAACAATTAGAGAACAACTTATGGAAGCAATGTTACATGGGAAGAAATACTACTCAGCTTTTGTGAAAAAGTTGAGAGAATGGGTTTCAACGTATAAATTTAAACATTACCATCCTGAATTACGAGAAGCCATTATGCCTATTCTTTTGAATAGATATGTAGATATGCTTCGATCGTATTTGCTTCGAATTGGTGTCTTGTCACCTAGTGATTTACAAAAAGAAAAGATATATTGTGAATCAATTTTTGAAAACGGAAGAACCCGTTTACGTTATTACACAAAAACAGATAGTTTTGAAAACGAGAATATTACAGAATCACTTGACAAATCGTTAATGTCAGTCATGGATAATGTAAAGAGATATATTCAACAGAAAGGAGAAGCCCTTTATAACTTGGGGTTAAATTATGGAAATTATTCTCCT